GTATATTTTTATTTATAAATATTAGGAAAGTGTTAGTTATTGCGTCTTCCTTCACTAGATCGGCGATTAGTGTTATTGGAAGAATAATTCCGGTTTTGATTATTTGTTCTACCTCTTGGAGTAGATGAATAAACTTTAGTTTTAGGTTTGGGGGTATATTTTTTAGGTGGGATATAAGTTTTATATCTATAAGGAACACCATAAGAAAAGTTATAATATCTATAAGGGTAATTCCAACTATTTAATCTCCAATCATTATATAGATAATATCTAGTGTAGATATCATATTTTTGAGTTTGTAACTCATAAGGTGATACTTGTACTGTATCTCCACTTTTAGTTACAGCTAAAATAGTATCAATATCATTAGGATAAGAGGTAAGTGTGAATGAACCACAAGAAGCTACAAGTAGCAATAAAATAAAAAACAAAAACTTTTTCATTATTTATTTAGTTTTACCCCATGATTTACCTTTACCTTTATCTTTACATTTGGAAGGAGTAGGTCTACAAGATGGGTATTTAGCTCTTTTTTCACCTTTTTTTCTCCCACAAGGTTTACACTTTAATCTGCCGGTTTTTTTATCTTTACGGCAAGTATTACAATCCACCCATCCCCCTTCTTTTCCTGAAGCTCCTTGTCTTTTAAACCATTTGTGAAGTGATTCATCTTCTAAAATGGTTTCTTGGATTACTTCTTTTAAATCTTTCCAAATATCTCCTTTACGACATCTAACTACAGCACCTGATTTATAAGCAGAAGGTTTTTTAAACTTACGATCTGCTATTCTTAAACAGCGATCACGTTTTTTCTTTTTTTCTAAAAGTAGTTCTTTAAGTGTAGCCATCTTTAACTTACATCTATTTCTCCTACTTTAACATCAATACCTAATCCTTTCATAAATTTTACTACTTTATCTATATGTTGATCAGTATTAATATCAAATCCTGTAGCGTCTATGATTAGCTGTTTAACACTATCCAAATCAGCTCCTCTTTGTTTTTCACCATTTACTTTGATTGAATAAAGTTGGTTATCAGTAGTATAAACTATTTCTATTTCTTCTACTTTATCATTCCATCCTTCAGTAATACCTTCTTCAATAAAATCAGCTAAAGCAACTCTAATAGTACCAGTTAAACCTCCATCTTTAGGAATGTCAAAATTTTTAGATATAGCAGATGCTACTGCATCTACCATTTTATCTTGTTTGCTAATAGTATCTGCTACTCCTTCTTTTAAGTATCTATTTTTATTCCAAGCGTAAATGTCAAAATTATCCATAGTTGTAATGTGTGATATATTATAAATATGTAGGTTTATGTTTTAAGTGATTCTAAATACTCTACAGCTTCCTTTACATATTCATCAACTCTATCTTTATTAACTTTTCCTACCCACTTTTCTACTTCACCTGATTCAGATACAAAACCATCATTAGATTCGTTTAGTTTTTCTTCAATATAAGTTTTAAATTCTTTAATACGATTATCAATTTCGTCGTTTTTAATTTTACGTTGATATTCTTCCCATTTACCATCTTTTCTTAATTGGATTTCCATATCAATAACACAATCAAAACATTTTTTGTGAATACGATAAAATGGTTTATCATTACGTTTTTTCATTACCTTTTTACAACAAGGGCAAAATAAAGGCATATTGTGAGCTTTTTTAGCTTTATCTAATTTAGTAATGTTTTGTTTTATACCTTCTTTAATAGTCCAAGTACGACCATCAGCTTCCCAAATATCACCTTCTTTATAGAATTCTTCTGCTTTAGTAAATCCAACACTAGAACGTGTTTTTTCACCTTGTTTACCTTGAATTAAATTACGTAAACGTTGAACATCTTTTTCTTGAAAGTCTTTTTTTAAGACATTGTCTTTACTCATAAACCTAATTTAGATAAGTCATTTAATACTTGACTTATATTTTTATACACTATACCTGTACCTCCAGCTGCATTCCATCTTCCAATAGTATCAGCTCTATCATCTATTAAAATATCAGTTTTAGATAGTTGAGGTTTAATTTCATGTTTTTCTTTTGCCTTTTTAAAGTTAATACGAGGTTTTGAAGGAAACACATCTCCTGTGTGATTCCTTACCCAAAGTATTTTTCCTAAATATGATTGTTTTTTAGCTGATGGAGATGTTAATAATTCATAATTATAATCTTTAACAGCATCAACTAAATCTGCGGCACCAGGCATTGGTTCAATTCCAACCCAAAAACTAATTTTATGTTCCTCATCTATAAAATCCCAAAATTTATTTTTACCGTATTTAGATTCAAATTCACTAGGACTCATACCTGATAAATCTTTAAATCGTTTATCAAAATCAGCTAATACACCATCCATATCAAGATAGACTTTATATTCACTTTCTTCTTCTCTTAAACGACCTAATTCATGAGCGTAAGCTATAAGCCCAAATGGATCTTTATTTTTCTTTTTTTCTGTAATTAACTTTTTAATAGCTTCTTCTAATTTATTACCTGTAAGAGAATCTGTCCAGCTTCTAAACATTATATTACCAGTTTCATATGCTTCCCTTTCTAATTGTTCTAAATAATCATCCTCATTTACATCAGTAGTATTGATAGTTTGTAATCTATCTTCCATATTTTGATGTACATGAACTAATTCGTGGGCATAAGATCGTAAAATATCTTTGGGGTGCCTACCATAAGTAAAAAGTATTACTGAATTATTGCCAGGGTTGTAATAAGCAGTATTACCAAACAAATCTTCTCCATTTTCATAGTCGTCATGGATCATCTGAACTGTAGGTAATGGTTCTAATTTCATACCATTATCTAACATATGTTTGGTAAGTGAAGCGATATATGGAGCAAAATTAAATTTACTTGAATCTATAGCTTCGGTTAATTTTTTTTCTTCTACATTGTAGTTTTCTTGTAAATCAGATACTTTATCTACTTTTAAAATATAATCTTTTATATTAGGTATTGAACCATTACTATCTTTGAATGAGATTCTTTCTTCCTGTTCATCATAGTCTCCTGTTGCATTGAAGAAGTCTCTTCTAACACTTTCTGGCTCATCATCTAACCAATCATATTCCCAATTATCTGAATAATTCCAACCAGGAATATAAGCAAATGGTTTAATTTTATACCTATTAGATAATTTGTCACCATCTAATGTAATTCTATAATCGGTCTTTACGTTAAAGTTCTGACCTTTATTATGAAAGTTTTTATTTCTAGTAAAGGATACGTAATACAATTCGTTACCTAGATAATTTTCTTCGGAAGCATTAAGACTATTAGATGTTAATATACCTTTAAGTCCTTCAGCTGATGTATAGTGGTAAAGGCTGCCGACTTGTTTTGCTTCAGTTATTTTTTGTTTAAAAGTATCTTGATCTATAATTTTAACTTTTGCAGGAATACCTAATGCTAATGCAGCATACAGTCTTGTTCTTCCTCCTATAACATATAAACCTGATGATAATTGTAATAATACAGGTGATGGGTAGTTCCCTGATTTAACAGCTTTAATTAAACTACTAACATCATAATCGCGATTACGTTTTTCACCAGCATCACGTGCTTGCATTAATTTAGTATACTGCTCTTCTGCATCTGGTTTTCCGCTAATTTGTTTAATTGCTTTTAGTGTTTCTGCGTCATTACCTTTGTTAGCTAAATTCTTTAAGTTTGGTATTTTATTAGATACTAAAGATGTATCTTTAACGTTATCAATTATAGCACCAACTTTTTTAGCTGTTGCATCATCATTTTGAAATCCAAGATCTTTTACAAATTTTTGTATTTCTGGTACTGGTTGACCTAATAATTCCCAAGCTTCATCGTATCCTGATTCGTTAAGATTATTTTTCTTTTTTCTACCCTCACTTACTTTACCAGATACTAAATCAAATACTTCTTGTTTTTCTTCAGGATTAAGCATACTAGGCATAAATTTATCAAACTTGTTAAGGGAAACTTTTGATGCATTTCTAGCAGCTGTACCTGATACCCCACCTGAGGTTACTATAGTTCTTAGTTCTAAATTAGGGTATTGAGATATTGATTTTGTTCTTTTAGTAATATCTTTAAAATCTTCTTCATTACCTTCTCTAGCACCTATAACCCATAATATTTCTCTAGTAGGGTGATTTTTAGCAAAGTCATAAACAGCTTTAATAGGAGGAATAGATGTAGGTTCTATTTTGACTTTAAAAGGAAGATAGTTGTTGTATATTTCCCATATTAATACTGATTCGGTTTGGGATACACCATTTCTTTCTTTTTTACCTACAAAAATAATAAATTCATCTATTTCAGGATTTTCTTCTAAAGCTTGTTTTACAACTTCAAAATGACCTGAGGTAGGTGGTTTAAAACCTCCAGCATATACTGCTGTGGTTTGTTTTTTTTCCTCTTCAGGTAATAACCCTTTAATTAATTCGTTTACTAAACTCATTTAGATAAGAATTGTTTTAGTTTAGATTGTGCCTCTTCTTTAGATAAACTATCTTTTGAGAAATCACTTTTTAGTAATTGGGTTATATCTGCTTTCATTTCAGCATATTGCTTATCACTTCTAGCTTGTTGAGCAGGTGTTTTTTCTTTGGTACCTGTAGGTTTAAATGGGTCAAGATATTTTTTAATAATATCATCTATATTATCCATTTTATCTTCTAATGTATTAGCTACTAATGCAAAATTATTACCAAACATATCTTTATATGTTTCATAATTTTTAGTAACATTCATCCAAGTACGCATTACAATTGCTGGTGCTAAACTTCTATCTTCACCACCTGATTTATCAAATCTATCTTGGTTTTGGGATAATGAACGTTCTAGATCTGTATAAACATAAAGCATAAATACTTTATATCCTGCTTCTTCTAGTTCATTTTTTAATGTTACTGTTTGTTTAACTGAAGCTGCGGTGCCATCTAACACAAATGATTCTTTACCTTGTATAGTGGCTGCTACTTTACCTTTAAATTCTTTATTAGCTGCAGCCATTGCTTTAGCTGCTTCGCTTCTATCTTCAGGGCTAGCATTTTTTAAATCTAAAGATACATTTGCTTTTTTAAGTAAATCAATATAGGTATTATCTACGTTTAATACTTTAAGATTACTTAAATCTAAGCCACTTAAAACATACCCTTTACCAGCACCAGGAGCACCTGCTAAAATTATAGCTTTAGGTGCATTTACTTGTTCAGTAAGTAGATCATATAGTTTTATCATATGGAGCAGTTTATCATAAATATTAATAAATATTTTTACTTGGGGTGTTTTTAACAGCAGTAATCAAATCATCACAAGTTTCAGGAGTGATTTGGTTTTTGTCAAGTAATTGATAAATAATATTTTCAAGTGTATTTTGAGAAGCAATTGTTTTACGCATAACCTTTATTTTTAAATTATATGTAAATATACGAATGAATCTTCAGGTAGCCAAATTTTTATGCGATTACCTTTTAGAATTAAATACTTTATTTGTATCCCCCATTTCAATACTAAATCCATTTACAAAACGATTTCCAATATAAACAGATTGTTTTTTATAATTTATTGCTGGTGTGTATTTGGAAATTAATACAGTTTCTCCCTCATATGATTTATGGTGTTCTTTGTTAAAGGCTTCAGCCATAGTAGTACTATTAAATTCTCTTAAATGGTCATATCTATTGTCCCTGCAATTATTAATTTGTGTAGCATATTTTTCCCAATCTATTTTTCTTTGGACAAATATAGATTGATCTAAAGTAATAACATTAAATGGGCTTATTTCTAATCTAATATCAGCAGCATACTTAATTTTTTCAGTATTATCATAAAACCATTGAGCACTTTTTCTATTTAAAAGATAAGCATGTCCTGAGTATTGTTCTCTGAGTGGTAGTGATTGGTAAAAATGATCTGTAATTGGTTTTCCCCTTAAAATATCTTTTTCATATCTACCATAGATTGCTACCCCCCAATCTTTAATACTATCTAATTCTTCTCTTAGTTTAGTAAAGTCTAACTTATGAATATAGGATGTATTCTTAATATCATCTTCTAAAAATAAGCCAACCTCATCACCTGAATCTAAAAATGCTTTATATGCTTTTCTATGAGATAATGCACAACCTAATATTCCTAAAGTAAGATATCCATTTGGATCCCAAAAATATTTATCAAAATAAGGTTTTGAATTACCATGAGGGTCACTACCAAATTCAATTTTATCAAACCCTTCTATGTAGTTTATATTAGACAAATTAAGTCTATTAAACATACTTTTAACCCTTTTTTTTCTAACTTTATGTCGTTTTAAATTAATGACATAAACGCTATCTGCACCTAGAATCATATAGTTCTTTTAACTGTAGTTTGAAATGAAGTAGTAGCTGGTTTGTGTTTTGGGTTTTCTAGATCAAATAATTTTTTAACTGAATCAAATACTTCTAAATTTTCTTCTTGAGTTCTAGGAGATTCATGTATTTCCCAATTTTTACCTTTTAAACGTTTTCCATTTTTATCTTCGCCTCTTGATTTAGATTTCAACCATAATACACCTACTCTATCTACTTTTTTACCAAAGCATTCTTCGTAGCATTTAGCATAAACAGCACCCTGCAAATCATAAGTGGTTTGTAAATGGTTTGATGTTTTAAAGTCAATAACCCATAATTCACCATCAATTTCACAAATACAATCTACAGTACCTGCTACTTTTAATTCATCTGAGAATAAATGGGTTTCTGTTTCAACTAGTGTTGGTTTATATGTTTCCCAAAAATCAACAAATCTTAAAAACATTTTCCATATTTCAGGGTTCATTTTAGGATTACCATAGTCATTTAAAAAGTTCATTTCTTTACCTTCGAAATATTCTTCTATTAATTCATGTACTTGGGTACCTTCTTCAGATGCTTTTTTAACAATCCAATCTGCACTATACCCTACTTTTTTAAGCCAGTCTTCAAAATGTTTGCCTTTAGGGTATGCTTGTAAAACATATGTTACAGATGGGTAGTATTCTCCATTACGTCTATAATAGCGTGAATCTGGTAGTGTAATTTGTTTGTGATCATCAGAAATCTCTAAAATACGATCGTATGACTTTTTTATCATAAAGCTAGTTTTCTTTCCATTAAATCATAGTAGGTCAACGGAACTGTATTTTGTATTAATTTGGTGAAATTCTTAAAACCCATTTCACTTGGATCCTTATCTTGTAAATCTACAAGATAGACTTCTTTACCTTCTGCCATTAGATTCTCACAGAAACGTAAAGCTTGTTTCATAGCATCCCTATCTAATGCTATGTAAATTTTATCTACTAATGAAGTAACTATTTTTTTCATTAAGCTACTTTGAATATTTTTTCCTAGTAATGGTACTGCATTTCGTTTAATAGCAATAGCATCAAATAATCCTTCACATATTATAATAGGTACTTTCCAATTAATTAAATGTTCATTAGGAATTATGTCTCTACTTGCTGAAGGGTTTCTGTATTTTATATATGGTTCCTTTTCAAAACTACGAGCAGTAAAATAATTTAGTCTACCATCTTTATCATACGTTGGGATAATAATCATATTAGCGTATAAACCTGTTTCACAATAACCTATATTATATTTTAAGATATCATGTTGATTAATGTTTCTACTCTTTAAATATGCCAGGGCATGACGTGTTTTTATCTCATTTGAGTTATTACCTATTAAACTAATAAATTCATTTGGAAGTGATACACTGTTTACAACTTGTGTTTCCTTTATTGATTTAGAAGTTTTAACTAATGATTTTAATTCAGTGTATTTTCCTGCTTCTACTTTAAGTTGTTTGAATAAAGAATATATAGTAGTACCCCTAACATCACAAGCCCAACAATGCCAGGGATTCTTACCTTCTTTATTTTCAGTAAGATTTACCTCCATCTTTGGTTTATGGTGGTGACAAAAAGGACAATGATAAGCGTAGTTATTTCTAGCTGTAGCTCTACCTGATCCTAGTACAGAATTAACTAATGTAACTAATAATTGGTTTACCATAAGTGGTAATATATAAAACTAATCTTCGTATTCCAAAGGATCTTCAAAATTAATATCTAATAAATCTCTAGTGTAAAATTTACCTAAAATATTATCATTAAAGAATTCATCTGGTTTTTCTAATACTTGATATATCATTTGATATTTAACCTCAAAATAAGTTAATGATTTTTTATCAGGACACATTTTTAAGATATTTCTATCAAATTCATCCTTTTTACCTTCAAGTAATAATTGTTTTATTTCTTTTTGAGACCCGTAGTAATTAAGCCAGTCTGATTCTTTTACTACTAATTTATAAGAGGGACGACGACCAACTACACCTTGTAGTTTTTCTAATTCTCGTTTTCCAATTTTTTGTTTTTTATTATGAAATAAAACTTTTTTTCCAATGTAAGACTTCCCAGAAGGTTTGTAAGTAACTATATAAACGAAACCAAATGTATTTTCTGGAAATTGAGTTATGTCCCCTATTGTATGGGTTTTATAGTTCCAACTCATATATAATTTTTAGGGATTAATTATAAATATTTAAAATACTCGTAAAACCAAGGATAAGTATTAACTATATTTTGTGATAATTGTTGACCTAAATATTTATTATATGTTTCAGGAACAGGTTTAACTTCTTTACGAATTGTATGGTCTCCAAATATACCATGTACTGTATCATCTTCTTGGGTTAACTGTTCTACATTTTGGAAATCATGTTGATATCTTTCTACTCCAAAAAAATCATATACTTTATCTAATTCTATTTGAGGATTAGAAGTTAAATCTTCAAATCGTATAAATAAAATATTTTTATCTATACCCTCATCTATCATTTGTTTTAGTCTTTCTATAGCGATACCAATTGGGGGAGTTTGAGACCAATGATCAACTCTTTTAGATGTTGTAGTACCTGTCATTTCAGCCCAGTTAACTATACCGCTATCTTTATCTTGATTTTTTCTAAAGTTTTTCTCCATAGAAGCATAGATAGACCTCAAATCTCTAACCATACAAACTACTTTGGGGTTTGGGTAAAATGAGTTTAAAAAATTATAATGTATTCCCCATCCTCTAGATTTATCAACTATATATTTTTTATTCGTAATACCGTTAAAGAATCCTTCTACTCCTTGACGACAAAAATTAAGCCATCCTTTTTTCATTAATTCAGGATCTTGAGCTTGGAAAGCATTATCATTTGTATAATTTCCTCTAGCAGCGAATAATAGCTCTAATACACCAGAAGTAGGTGTTACATAAAAATCAGGATTTTGTCCTAATATATTTTGAAGTAATGTACTGCCTGCCCGAGGTAGTGAAGATTGAAAGAATATTTTTTCCATTATTGTTTGTTTATAGACTCTATAATTTTATTTACATCAAATACTTCTCTTAAGTCATTGTAAGGGATAGAAGAAATATCTTGTGCTAAATTAAAGGGTTGATAAACTGAATTTTGGAGTTGGGGTTCTTTGGTAAAGTCGTTTGCTTGAATGTTATCATGTAATTTATAACCAAATACTTTAGGTTTTGTTGTTACCCAACATACAGTTGATTTTTTACCCATAGCTGCTGCTAAGTGTTGACCAAACGAATCTATTAATAAACGTTTTTTAGATAATTGTAATAATATAGCTATACTTCTAAATCCATCTAAGGCATGTAGTGTATCTGGGTATTTATATTGATCTTCTCTTTTAATGTGAACTATAGTATAATCTTCTCTATAATGTTGGATTATTTCATTTATAGTGGGTTGTGGGATATCTCGTGTCCATGAATATTGGAAACCTTGACCTTGAGGTCCTCCATTTGGTTGAATAGCTAGGATTGGTTTTTCTACTTGATAAAAAGGTTGAAAATATTCTTTTTCAGGTTGGGTTAAATATATTTCTGGTTGTTCATTGTTGTAATTTAAACCATATATTTTACACCAAGTTTTAAATAAATGTTCTTTATCTGTTAAAAATGAAGTATTACGATAAGGATCTTCTACAAAAAGTTTACAATCTTGATCTTTAACATATTTTAAATATGCTCCTCCCATTTCCTCAACCCTAAAACATTCATTAATATGGGGGTTATTTAAAAATACATCAGGGTAAGCGGATACAACTATAATATGAGCATTTTTATAGCGTTTTCTTATAACTTTAGTCATAGCAGTAGCCATG